GCCTATTACGACCGCCCCGGATGCTATTCCGGAGACTGAGCCCCGCGACGACTTTACCCCGCCCTCACCAAAACAACAACAATCCGACCTTTTCCATGATTCCACAAATTACGCCCGCCGTCCCTTCCGCACCAACCCACACGATGATTAACCCACTTCTTGCGATCGAGCAAGCCGCCCGCCTTGCCATACCGGTTCCTACCGGTGCCCTAAACGTCACCCAATCTATTCAAACCGGGATTCCCAATCTCCCCCCCACCTTCCGGTGGTCCATCTCCCACTTCCCGCCCGATATTTATAATCAGTGCACCTTGGGCGAAGGCCCAACTCCTGACGCAGCCCTTTCAGACCTCATCAAACAACTCACGCCATGCGCACCTTCAACTCCCTCCGCCTAGCCTACCATTCCGCCCTCTGCGCCTTCTGGCAGAGGCTTTATCACTTCGCCTTTGACCAGTGCATTAACCACGAACGCCGACACAGCCAAATCCTTTGCTCCGAGATTAAAATCAAACCCTCTAAATTTTCCCGCTAATGGACACCACAACCGAACTCATTGAACTTGCTGGCCTTTCCAGCACCGCCTTAACCGCTACCGACGCCGCCAAGCTGCGCCGCGACGAGCTTCTTACCCTCGCCCGCAAGGGCACCATCGTTAAAACTGCCGATTCCGCCCAGCGTGCCGGCACCGTCTTGAAGGAAATCACCGCCTTCACACGCCAGATCGAGGCCAGCCGCAAGCGTGCCAAAGATCCAGTCATCGCCTTGGGCAAAGCGATCGAGGCCTTGGCTGATGAACTTTGCGCCCCCCTCACTGCTGAAGCGAACCGCATCGGTGGTTTGATTGCCTCCTTCCAGGAAGAACAGCGCCGGCTGGAACAGGAAGCCCGCCGCCGGGCATTCGAGGAACAGGAGAGGATCCGCAAAGAGGCAGAGGAAAAGGAGCGCCTTGCCCGCCAGGCTGCCGAGTTGGAAGCCCGCAAAGCTCGGGAAGCCCAAGAAGCCGCCGACCGTGAAGCCGCCGAGCTCGAAGCCAAGGCCGACCGCGCACGCTCCGCCGAGCGCCAGGCTCAACTTCAGAAGGAAGCCGCCGAGCGCCGGGCAGCCGCCGAGGAGCAGGCCCGCAAAGATGAAGCCGCCCGCAAGGAGGCCCAAGACAAGGCCGCCCGTGAACGTGCTGAAGCCCAGAAAGCAATGGCCGCCCAGAACACCGCGGTTTCCATGGCCGTGGCGCCCAAGCTCGAAGGCCTTACCCTTCGCTCCGAAATCAAGTTCGAGGTTACCGACATCCAGGCGCTTTTCTCCGCTCTCCCCGGGATGGTCTTACTCACCCCCAACAATGCCGCCATCAAGGCCCAGCTTAAAACCCTCCCTGAAGGCCAATCCCTCCCCGGTGTCCGCCACTGGAAAGAGGCCAAAACATCCGTCCGCTAAATTTTCCTCCCATGATTAAAACAACCATCACCGTCACCGCAACCGTCGAGCTCCCTTGTGGAGCTCGCCTTTTCCAGTCCTCGCACACCAGCGAAGGAATCCACGAAGAACCGGCCAGCCACTTTGCTGGGCTGATTACCCCCATCGAGAAGATCCTTTCCGATGCCCACCGCAAATTTCTCCCCACCGATGAAGAAGCCGCAGCCGATCAAGAATAATCCCATGAGCTCAACCGAAAACCCAATCCATGCGCCCGGCCTGCCGCCGCGCCACCACCTCCAAAAGGGAGACGAGAAAAGGATCCGCCTCGCCGGTGGCCCTTTCGTGGACTCCCACACCCTTGCCGACTTCGCCCTTTGGCACCGCCGGGGAATCAGTCAGGGGATCATCATTGACCGCCTCACCCTGCACGCCAAGGCGACCGGCTTTGACCCTGTCACCAACCTAGTAAAAAACCCGCTCCCAGCCAAAGGCCAGAAAGCGGGTTCACGATAGGTCCAGTCACGGGCCTACCTCCACCAGATCAATTTCCGTCAGAAAATCAAACAACAAAACCAATAAAGCCATGTTCGAGCGCAACGAATACGCCATCGAAACGGCACTTCAGGAAACCAAAAATATGAGCAACAATATCATCACCCTCGGCCAAATCACCGAGATGACCGCCGGCGACAAAGACAATCCCACTTGGATTAACGACGACTTCGAGGCCGTTGTCACCAACGTGAAGGAATCCAAGACCAAGACGAACAAGGTCTATTTCACGGCCTCCCTCCAAGATCCGCATTCCTCCAACATCACCCTGGACGCCACGTTCTGGATGAATGGCATCCCGGCCAAGCAAGGGAAGGTGTGCCGCTTCAGTGGCCAAGGCATGAAGCTGGAAGCCTACAAAGGGAACCTGAAGCTCACCGTGGGCGACAAGGCGACGATCAACGTCGTCGGCGCCGCCCAGAACACCGGCACCAAGCCCCCGGTCACCCAGACCAAGCCAGCCCTCGGCCAGACCCGTGCCCCGGCTGCATCTGGTAAACGCCCGATCAACGGCGCAACCGTTGGCATGGCGATCAATCAGGCGATTGGGATCATTAAAGACACCCAGCCGGACGCCCCGCTTTCCGGTTACTACCTGACGCCCGCGTTCGGCAAAGACCTCCACACCCTAGCGTCCGACATCATCCGCGTTTCCGCCTACCTTGAAGCTGGCAACTTGGCCGATCCTTCCAACAAGCGCAACACCCCTCCGCCGCCCCTTCCCACCCCTGATCCCGAGCCCCAGCAGGTTGCCGACGATGTCCCGCCTGATGCCCCAGATGACGGCGAAAACGTCCCCTTCTAAGAACATGCACCACACCAAACTAATCATCACCATCGAAGCCGAAACGCTGCTTCCACAAAATCCAACTCTCACCGCAGCACACCAAGAAGATGCCACGGCCCTGATTTTATGGAAACTGCAAAACACCTCTGAAATCTATAAATCCCTCTCAGCAATGAATGCTCACCACATTTCCACGAAAATCGAATTAACCCCCGTAAAATAATCACGACCATGGCTAAAGAAACTGGACACTGGTATGACCGCACCGGCAAAGCGTGCCATACCCAACCCTACGCAGACAAGAAGCGTGCCGGCGAATCCCGCCCCACCACGCTCAAGGATGCCCGCAACCTCAAACTCCTCCCATCGGTGACCGGGATCCTTGGCGTTCTGGACAAGCCCCAGTTGACCGACTGGAAGCTTGAACAGCTTTCCAAAGAATGGCGTTCCCGCCTTTCCACCATCACCACCCGGGCCAACGCCGGGCCCAATGACGTCACCTTTGCGATTGCCGACATGCTTGCGCGTGACCCGGACGAATTGCATGAGGAAGTCATGGACCATGCGTTCCGACAGGTGGAGCAGGCGGCCGACGCCGGCGAACTGATCCACAAGGCGGCCGAGAAAGCCCTTCAGGGGCTGGACTACAATCACGATGAACCCGTGTTCCTCCCTGAATTGAAGGCCAGCTTCCCCATGAGTTGCTTCATCAAGCCGGTGGAGCAATTCGTGAAGGAGAACAGCATTGTCCCGCTCGGGCATGAGGTTCGCCTGACTTGCATGAAGCACGGTTACGCCGGGACGGGTGACCTTCCCATGCAGTGCCCGAAGGGGCGGGGTTTTGGTGACTGGAAGACCCGCAAGACGAAGCCGGGCAAGCCGGTCAACGCTTACGACACCCAAGTCATGCAAATCGCCGCCTACCACGGCGCCCACTTCACCGCATCGGGTATCGGCCAGGCTTCCGGTTTCAATCTGTTCATCTCCACCACGGAGCCGGGCCGCATTGATCCCGTGTGGTACGATGCCCAAGAAATTCAGGACGCTTATGTGTCCTTCATCTCGCTCTGTAAGGTGTGGCAGTTCCTCAAAGGCTACAATCCCACCGCTTAACTTTCCGGCCACCCGGCCAGAACCAACAACTCCAACCATGGACATCACCAGCATCAAACTCACCCGAAACAACGTGCACATTGAGTACACGAACGAGGGCGACACCTACAAATACGACTCGGCGGACAAGCCGCTTCCCTCCTTTTACAAGGCCATGGAAGCCCTTCCCCCCCTGGTTATCGACACCCTTCAGCTTCCCAAGTCCTACATTGGCAAGAAGCCCAAGGCCGACGACTCCGAGCCCGGCTATCCCTTGACCGTCACCGGCATCACGATCCACACCAAAGGCGAATCCCGCCTTGTGTGTCTCGTTGCCAGCAAGGTCATCGACACCCCGAGCCCGTTCAACATCACCGTCCCCAACCGCTACATGGACGCCCCCACCAAGGAAGGCGCCAGTTCAATCCCCTACTCTGACAAGCAGGTCGCCCTGATCGAGGAAGTGATTGAAGAGGCCCGCAAATACCTGAAGGGCGAACGCGCCCAGGGAACGCTTCCCTTGGAGACTGAGGAGCAAGCCCGCGCTGAACCTGAAGACGGAAATCAGGAAAGCCTCCCCGGTACTGAGTAAACCCTAACACGCGCCGCCTTGCCCGCGTCCAACGGCAAGGCATCACTTTCCAGTCACACCATGTCTCTCGACGCATCAGCCATCAAAGCCCGTGTTCTCACCCAACTCGAATCCTTCTGTCACTACTTACTCCCAGCCGGGAAGGTTATCGGTCCGGAGTTCCGCTGTGGTTCCGTAGCCGGGGAAGCGGGAAAATCCCTCTCCGTTGCCCTCCGCGGTTCCTCCGCCGGCCTGTGGTGCGATTACGCCAGCACTAACGATAAGGGCGACGTCTTTGATCTTTGGTGCAAGGTCAAGAATGAGACCTTCCGGGATGCCTTCCCAGAAATCTGCCGTTGGCTTGGCGTCTCGAACCTTGACCGCCCCAAGCCCAAGCAAAAGCCCCCGGCGCCGGACACCTCCGGGCTTTCCGTTGAAGGTCGCATTTCCGCCTCCGTCCTTACCTATCTCACCGGCCGGGGATTATCCAAGGACACCCTGAAGACCTACCGCATCCGCAGCCACAAGCGCCCTTCCGACCATAACACGGACTTTGTGGCCTTCCAGTTCGATTGCCCGGCCGGTGACCCGGTCATGCTCAAATCCACCGGCATCAAGCCCAAGGCGGACGGGAAAAAAGACACCTGGACCACCGCCCCGTATTACACCCTTTGGGGATGGTGGACGGTCAAGCCATCGGACCGCGCCATAGTCATCACCGAGGGCGAATACGACGCCATGAGCGTGCACCAGCTAAATCCCGGGATCCCGGTGCTTTCTTTGCCGGCCGGTTCTTCAAACCTCACCTGGATCGAGAACGACTATGACACCCTCCAACGCTTTGAGAAAATCTACATTTGCACCGACGCCGACGAACCCGGCGAGAAGTGCGCCGTGGAAATGGCCAAGCGCCTAGGGCAAGCCCGGTGTTACCGCATCAAGCCCCCGGCACCATTCAAGGACGCCAACGAGTTTTTGACCAAGTGCACCGACGAAACGATGGACGTCCTCACCTGGTTCTCGGCCGCCACCTCTTACGACCCGCCCACGCTCCGCGGTTCCAACTCCTTTCGGGATGACGTGAAGGCCCGCATCAAACGGGAAAAAGCCGAGGATGCCCTGAACACTTTCGTTTTCCCTGACATCCCTTTCCAGTACCGCCCGGGCGAGTGCACCCTTTTGACCGGGTACACTGGCCACGGGAAATCAGAGTTCATGTATCAGTCCCTAGTCCATGAAATGGGGAACGGTGAAAAGACCGTGATTGCCTCGATGGAAATCGACGCTGCCGAGATGATTTGCAACATCGGCACCCAGTTGATCGGCCACAAGCCGGGAGACGACGCCGAAGTTGACCGCGTGCTGGACTGGCTCGACGGCCGCCTGTGGTTCATCAGCCCCAAGGAAGAAGATGACAAACCCACGTCATCGGCCGAGTTATTCGCGGATTTTGATTATGCCGTTTGCCGGTTCGGTTGCACCCGTGTGGCAATCGACTCCCTCATGTTCCTTGTGGGGAAGGATGACTATGAGGCCCAGGACGGACTGGCCAAGGCCTGCCGCACCTTCTGCCGCAAGAAGCACCCGCAGGCCCACGTCATCCTCATCGCTCACTCCGCCATCAAGCAGGGAGAGGAGAAGATGCCCACCGCCTCCGCCGTCCAAGGGTCCACCGGAATCCTCGCCCCGTTCAACAACATCCTCACCGTTTGGCGCAACGTGGAGAAAGAGGAGAAGCTGGAAAAGGCAGAGGGGAACGAGCCGATGATTGCCGAGGCCAACAAACTCCATGAC